GCTCCAACTCTTTGAGTTATAGATGTTGGATTCGTCAATGTCATACTCCAGTAACTGGTATTCGCTGGTTATAAACTTAGTCTGACCCGATTCCCCTTCAGTTTGCAGATAAAGCACTGTAGAAAACACACTGTTGGGATGATAATGTCTGTGATGTATTTGACCTTTTTCTGTTTTATTAAACCAACTTTCAGTGATAGCGATCTCTATACGTTGATTGGCTCGCATAACACCATAAAAGTATTCGCAGATTCCGTCGTATACTCCTTGAGCTAGTTTTTCAAACTCGGGTTTTTCTAGTACATTTTGATCTTTACTGATCCAGTTATTGTAGTTTGGCAACCATTCTATGCTGGTTAAATCCACACCCGATACATCTACTCCGGTCCTAAAAACTGGTTTTGAAAACAGCGGCCATATTGATTTTTCTACATTCATTATAAGTCTCTTGTAATAATCTGCTTAGATATATAGTACTGTACGATGACAATACCTATGAAACTGGAAAAAGATATAGCTACATTCGAGGGCGTTCTGACAGCTGAAGAATGCCAAACTCTCATCGATCATTATAATCGAATGGCAGATCTTAATCTCAGTTACAGCAGGTTAGATCTTCGAGACGGAATAGCACATAAGAAAAAAGATAAAGCTAGTTTTCTTTTAGAGGAAAACAGTCTAAGACTAACAGCAAATACAGGTTATATCAAGTATTTTGTTGATAGACTATGGGCCTGTTGGAGCGAGTACGTATCACATTACAGTATCTTAGATGACGTTGGACATTTTCACATACGCATGATAAAGCTACAAAAAACTCTTCCCGGAGAAGGGTATCATCAATGGCATTTTGAATCTGATAACATGGATCGTGCCGGCAGAATAGCTGCCTGGGGGTGCTATCTAAACACTGTAGATCAAGGTGGCGAAACAGAATGGCTGTATCAAGGCATTAGGATACCTAGCATACAGGGAAATCTAGTCATATGGCCAGCGGCTTTCACCCATACACACAGAGGCAATCCACCATTGAGCGGCGAAAAATATCTACTCACTGGTTGGATTGAACTATAAATGCAGACACTACAGCTTTTTCCTACAGAAGTTTTCGTTTTTGAAAACAAATCTATCGATAATCAGGCCCTTATCGAAAAGATGAAAGTGCTTAATGGCACTGAAATAAAAAGAACCACCACGATTAGTATCCTATACGATCTACGTAAAGAAGCAGATTTCAAAGAACTGTTTGATTGGTTCGATGCATGCCTAGAAGAAATACGTGTGGCACAGAAATTTGACTGCGACAAGATAGTGATAACAAACAGTTGGTTCAACGTCGCACTCAGCGGTTACAACATGTATCAAAACTATCATAAACATTCTATGAGCATGTTCAGTGCGGTCTATTACATGACCGAAGGCAGCGCAACTATCTTTGAAGATCCTGAAGTGCATAGGACTGAATCAGAACTTGAAGTACTAAGACATGATTTTAGTCCTTGGTATAGGTCTGTGGCCACTCCAGGAAAGTTAATAGTTTTTCCTAGCTGGCTGTATCATATGAGCGAGCCTCACATACTGAGCAACGATCGATATATTATAAGTTTTAACACATTTCCTAGTGGTCGGATCAATCATAATCTTGCTACTGATTCGAAAATCACCTTGGACATAAAATAATGATCAATGATATTATTGTACTAGGAGGCGGAAACGCCGGATACATGTCGGCATTATATCTCAAGAGTTCATTTCCTGAGATGGATATCACTGTTATCAAGTCTAAAAAGATAGGTACTATCGGCGTCGGCGAAGGCAGTACTGAACACTGGACTAGATTCGCTCAGGCTGTGGGAATCACCATAGGCGATCTAATGGTACACTGCGGAGCTACAATAAAAGTAGGCATTAAGTTTGAAAACTGGCATGGTGACGGTACCAGCTATTATCATAGTCTACCTGAGTACTTAATCAATATGAATAGATACTCAGGTGCTGCTTACTCTATGATGAGACTCATAGGCGACGGAGTTTCCAGCGAAAACTTGCATTGGGATCTTCCCATGCAAGGATATGTCAGAGAACCTCTGACAGATTATTATCAGTTCCACTTTGACAGTGAAAAACTCAATAACTATCTGCGAGATCGTTGTGCTATCTCGGGAATAAAAGTCATAGATGCAGAAATCAAAGGACCGATATTAGATCAACAAGGCTTTGTTGAGTCTGTGATTGACGATCAAGGTAATAGATATGCTGCTGATTTTTTCATAGACAGCAGTGGATTCAACAGAGTTATAGCATCTGACCTAGGAGCAGAATGGATCGACTGGAGCAAATACCTGCCATTGAACTCTGCTATAGCTTTCCAGACGTCCTATGAAGAAAAGATTCCCCCCTACACCCTCGCTAAAGCCATGAACAGCGGTTGGCATTGGCGTAGTCCTGTGCAGGATCGTTTTGGTAACGGTTATGTTTTCAGCGATCATTTTATTACTGAAGACCAAGCAGTGTCTGAAATACAAAAACACTTCAAGGATACCATCAAGATAGGCCGCAAGATTAACTTTAAATCAGGTAAGGTCAATCGTGCATGGATTAAAAACTGCGTGAGCATAGGTCTTAGCAGCAACTTTGTAGAGCCGTTAGAAGCTTCTAGTATATCTACGACCATAAAACAACTGCAACTATTATCAGGCGCACTATGGAACTGGACCCGAGAAGATCAGTCTAGCATAAAAGAATATAATCACACAGTCGACGATATGATGTCAAACATACTCGATTTTATACAACTGCACTATTTCACCGAACGCAATGACACAGAGTTCTGGCGCTGGTGCAAAAATGAAATGACCATGACTGATTTTCACAAAGAAAATCTAGAAAACTTTAAGAAAAACTTTGTTAATCAAATACTGTTACCTGAAGACGGTCTTATGAGTAACTTTAGGATCTATGATTGCCTAAACTGGATACAGGTCATGCACGGTCTACGCATGTTTGACACCGCTAGTATAAAAAATCTATTCGAAAAAAGATACGGATACCTGAGAAAAGACGACGAAGAATATCTATCTAGATTCGAGAATACACCTACAGAAGGTTGGCTGACCTGTAGAGAAGCTGTAAATAAAGTCAAAGCGATGGTCAGCAATACGGTGGAATATAAACTATGATAAAATCTTTAATAATTTTAGGCGGTGGAACCAGCGGTCTTATTAGTGCCCTGATGCTGAAGAGCGGTTGGCCTGATTTAAAAATCACTATGATTGAATCATCTGCACTAGGAATCATTGGCGTTGGAGAAGGCAGTACCGAGCATTGGAAAAGATTCATGAAACAGGCAGACATATCTGTGTTTGATATGATGCGCAATACCGGTGCAACTTTTAAAATAGGTATCAAGTTTACAAACTGGAACGGAGATGGCAAGCATTATTTCCATAGTCTGGCAGAGCAGTTTGGAACCCACAGTAGATTCAATGGCATTCCGTATACTCTGGAAAAGCTAATCGCTGAAAACTTTGATCCTTTAGACACTGTTTATAAAAAAAGCATGAACAGTATGCATTCCGAACCATTGCATGACAGTCTAGCTCAGTATCATTTTGATACATTTAAACTAAACAAATATTTCCATGATCTGTGCGCTGAACGCGGAATAGAACTAGTTGATACTAAGATTGACGATGTAGTTTTAGACGAACAAGGATATGTCAGCGAACTCGTCGGCAACGATGGTCAAAGACATTCTGCTGATTTTTTTATTGATTGCTCAGGATTTAGAAGAATTATTGGTAGCAAGTTAGATGCCAAATGGCTAGATAAGACTGATCAGCTACCATTAAATTCTGCGCTGGCATTTCCTACAGCATACCAAGAACATATTCCTTCTTATACAGAATCTACGGCACTGAGCAGTGGGTGGGTATGGCGTATTCCTACCCAGGATAGGTTTGGCAACGGTTATGTTTTCTGTGATAGTTTTATTGACGAAACTAAAGCCTATGATGAGGTTAGCCAACACTATAAACAACTAGGAATCTCAGACAACATAGAAATAGGAAAAAAGATAAAGTTTGGTGCAGGTCATGTCGAAAAGTTTTGGATAAAAAACTGTGTAATGACTGGGCTTAGTGGGATATTTGTAGAACCACTAGAAGCATCTAGTATGGGTACCACTATCCAACAGACTTTCCTACTCTTGCCCAGTTTATATTATTATGTGAAAGGCGATACACATGCTGAAGAGATCTATAATAAGCAGATGTCTGAAATAGCAGAAAACATAGTCGATTTCATACAGCTACATTATTTTACAAAGAGAAACGACAGTGAGTTTTGGCAGTGGGTTAATAACAATATCAAGTACACTGATTTTAATCGGGAGAATATGTCATTCTTTAAAAAGCATGGTGTACATACTCACTATTTTCAAAGTGAAATGCTCCTGTTTAGACATTTAAACTTTATGCAGGTAATGCACGGACTTGGTATGTTTGACACTGAATCCTTGAATAAAAAATGGTCTGAACATATGAAAAATAGATATGATACTGTTATTCAAAAGGAATTATTCGAAGGTGATAAATGGCACGATCAAAATGCTACATTCTATACTCATAGAGAAGCTATCGAAATGATAAAACAAAGGAATGATAATGTACAATACAAGTTCTAAGATAATCATCTTAGGCGGTGGTAGCGCAGGTTGGCTCACAGCTCTTTTTATAAAACGAAACTGGCCACGTTGCGACGTATCGTTGATAGAAGATCCTAAGCGTCCTCCTATTATTGCAGGGGAAAGTGGCAGCACTACACATCGAACATTCTTGCGTCATTTGCAAATAGATGACGATGATTTTATTAAAAATGTAAATGCTACTCCCAAGATGGGCGGTAAGTTCACTGACTGGAACGGTG